ATGATGGCACTAATGCTTATTGGGTTACCAACGTAGTTCACTCTGGTAGCAACAAGTTACACGTCTATAAAAAAGCATTAACTGCCGATTCTACAGTTGCTGAAACTTTTATGTTTAGGGAAAATGGAATTACTGTAACCAATGCAGTAATGGAGTATGTCAAAGACCGTATTGTTATGTGCATCAATAATAAGATATACGAAATATCCTCATCAGCAACCAGCCTCCCATCCCCTATATATACACACAGCGATACCGATATTGTATTCTCAAGCATTACTGCCTCTGGTCCAGCTATCTATGTAGCAGGTTATAGTGGCACACAGTCAAGTATATTCAAGTTTACTCTCAGCACTGCTGGTGTTATGCCAACTCTTACATCGGCAATAACCGCAGCAGAGATGCCAGTCGGTGAGATTATCCATAAGATTTATTACTATCTAGGCTATATGATGATAGGAACTAGCAAGGGCATCCGCGCAGCAATTGTTTCAGACCAAGACGGTTCCATTAACTATGGTCCACTTATTGTAGAAACAACCCAACCTTGCTACGACTTTGCAGCAAACAACCATTATATATGGTGTGCAACTGGAGTAGATGGAGCGCCTGGAGTTATCCGTATTGACCTCAGTAACGAGATAGAGCCTTTGCGTTTTGCTTATGCTAATGACTTATATGTCAGCGGAACCAGCGGATATAGCACAACAACTTGTGCGTTTGCTGGAACGACAGACCGATTAGTGTTTGCTACTACAGCACTTAATGCTGGCTCAGTAAACAACAAAGCGCTCACAACTAACGTGGCAACATTGACTACATCTGCAGCACACGGCTTAGCCGTTGGCGATGAGGTATGGGTAGAAGGTGTTGATTCCACATTCAATGGTAAGTATACAGTTACTGGAGTGCCAACTACCACAACATTTACTTATGCTAAGACTGCTTCTAACGTATCATCTACTGCTGTATCACCTGTTGGTAAGGTTAACAAGGTAGGTAGTATCAACATAGAAGCAAGCGCAACATTAACCCCCACTGGCTACCTAACTAGTGGTTACATTCGCTATGGAACATTAGAGCCTAAGAACTTTAAGCGACTTCTCGGACGTGGAGACTTTTCTAAAGGCTCGATGATTCTTGAAACTGTAGACAAAGATGGAACTGAATACGACCATATCACATATGATTCTGGGATTACCCCTGTTGAGGTAGCAACATCGTCTCCAAACGTAGCTCAAGAGTATGTAGCCTATAAGTTTATCCTTAGCCGCGACGCAACAACAACATCTACTGGCCCTATCTTTAAAGGATACCAGGCTAAGGCAACAATCGCTACACCACGTCAACGCATTATGCGCTTCCCAGTATACTGCTTTGATGTCGAAACAGATAGATACAATGTTCAAGTTGGTTATGAAGGTAGAGCACAGACTCGCCTACTGACCCTTGAAGAACTAGAAGAGAACGGCGACGTTCTCACCTGGCAAGACTTAACTACTGGCGAATCTCGCCAAGTAGTTATTGAACAAATTTCATTCACTCGTATGACACCACCTGATAAACGCTTTGATGGATTCGGTGGGGTCATTGACATAGTTGTTAGGACCGTATAATGACAATCGCCAACTGGGCATCACTAATCGTAGCAATCATCGCAATCGTCACAGCATTTGCTGGGGCAGTCAGATGGCTAGTAAAGCACTATCTTAATGAACTTAAACCTAATGGTGGTGGTAGTATTAAAGACCAAGTGAACCGATTAGAGCGCAGAGTTGACGAAATTATTGATATGTTAATTGAGAACCGCCAATGAGTCAAGTAGAAACATTCCTAGAGATAGCTAAGGCTGAGGTCGGCGTAGCCGAAGCAGAAGGCAACAAGGTTAAATACAATAAGAACAACGGACAACCTTGGTGTGGATACTTTGTCAATTGGTGTGCTACAAAAGCCAAGATAAAGATTCCTAACTGCGTATACACACCTGCTGGCAAGTCAGGCTTCCAAGGCTTAGGCACTTGGTTTAATGCAGCAACAGAAAAGCCACAACCTGGCGACATAGTTTTCTTCGACTTCCCTGGAGGCGAGAAGGTAGACCACGTCGGTATTATCCTAAAGGATAACGGCGATGGAACAGTTACCACTATCGAAGGTAATACCAGTCCAGAGAAGAAACCAAAAGGCTCACAAGCTAATGGTGGAGAAGTTGCCCAACGCATCCGTGCTTACAAGGCAGACAACAAGCGCAAGCTCGGCGTATATATCGTCGGGTTTGGCAGACCGAAATGGAGTAAGAAATGAACAAAGATAAACTAAAGGCTATTGTAGCTACATACCTACGTGCTGCTGTTGCCTCAGTGCTCGCTCTCTACTTAGCTGGAGAGACCGATCCAAAGAACCTACTGTTAGCCTTCGCGGCTGCAGTGGCAGGTCCAGTCCTAAAGGCTATCGACCCTAAAGAATCAGCATTCGGAGTGGGCTCTAAGTAGCCCTTTAAACGGGCTCTAACGCCCCATAGAACGACAAAACCCCCTTACCTTAGTATCTCTACTAGGGCGAGGGGGTCTTTTGTCATTTCCTAGGGGTTAACTTCGTCTAAAAAATCTTCCCATTCTTCATCGTCAGTGAACGCCCACCTTCGGCTATTGTTGATAGCACGTCGGTATCGCCAGGCTTGAACCCAGTTGACGACCTCATAGAATATATCACGAACTGCTAGTGCTAGCAAGGCTAGCAAGAAGGTTTGCAACATTGTATTTTCTCCTGTATAATATATATATTAGTTGTATATATATAATATAGAACCCCTTCGGGGTTCTTATATAGTATATATTATATCCAAGTATACACATGATTTTTATACTTGCAAGCTAAACTGAATCTAACTGAGCTTGCATCTATAAAGAAACACTGTATACTTACACCCATGAGCATACAACTAGGAGAATACGTATTACCTGAGCACATAAGTTACTCAGCCTTTACCACTTACGTTGACTGTGGGTATCAATACTACCTTGGTCGACTGATGCACATGCCAGAGGAACCATCGGTCTGGTCTGTCGGAGGCTCAGCCTTCCACCGAGCCACAGAATTATGGGACTTAGAAAATGCAGGATGATCTATGGCTTAAAGCCTGGGCCGAGGAGCTTGGTGATAAAGACTTAACCAATGCTAGGGTTGCTGGCAAGAAGACGAAAGAAAATCCTAACAAGGAAGACATAACCTTCTGGCATAAGACTGGACCTCGATGGGTCCAAGCCTATGTTGACTGGCGTCAAGCTAACCCTGCTTGGAAAATATGGAAGACACCTGAGGGTGTCCCTGCTATTGAACTAGCCATGATGCCTGATTTTGCTGGCGTGCCTGTCAAGATGATACTTGACCGAGTGTTTGAAGTCAACGGTGAGTTGGTCATAGTTGATTTGAAAACCTCTCAACAAACACCTGCCAATACATTACAACTTGGCTTCTATAAAGTTGGCTTACAAAAAGTCTTCGGTATAGATGTTAAGTGGGGGACATATTGGATGGCACGTCAGTCTGGTGTATCCGAACTCGTAAGCCTTGAGTCATACACTGAAGAGAAGTTAGAATACCTTGTGAGTGGCTTTGAGAAAGCACGCAGGGCTGGGATATTTTTACCGAATACAAACAACTGCCAATATAAATGTGGACTGACAGCATACTGTCCGTTCTCAACAAAGATAGGATAACAAATGGAAGAATGGAAACTACAGGTGTCATACAAGACACCGTCTGGTGATATGATTAACGTCAGAGCCCAGACAGCTGATGAACTCAGCGTGTTGCTTGAAGGAGTAGGGGACTACTCTGTGCAAATTGCAGCAGTGCAACGGTTGGTTGCTGGTGCATACAACGCAGCCCCTTTGGGGACAGCGCCTTCAACTCCAAGCACAGCGCCCTCTGGATACTCCGCTCCCAGCCAGGGGCAGGGTCCGTCCCCTTCAAGCCCACCAAGCGCGATAACACCAACGGGGCAAGCGAGCCCTACCTGCGTTCACGGAGCAAGGATATTCCGAAGCGGAACGAGCAAGACAACTGGAAAGCCTTACGCTTTCTGGGCATGTCCGACTCCGCAAGGAACACCTGACCAATGCAAGCCAGTAAACTAAATTAACCATGAGAGTGCGTAGTCATCTATCACCTGTTGAAAGGTGGCTACGTTCTTTCTTTAGAGAAGGGAATGAATCAGGATGCGCACACTTGTCCGCTCAGTTGGTCGTCCCAGTATTGGTGGAGAACCACTACCTAGTTGTTTCAAAGCATTCGAAGCAAACAAGATCATCATCAGGCGGTCTGAAGTTTCAATGTTTGCAGCAGCACCAGGAGTAGGAAAGTCAACACTAGCACTTGCATTAGCCTTGAAGATGAAAGTTCCAACACTATACATCTCGGCAGACACCAACGCACATACCATGGCTATGCGTCTAGCCTCAATGATATCAGGTAAATCACAAACAGACGTAGAACAATTATTAATAACAGACCCAGGTTGGACCAAGGCTACACTCGCAAGAGGAAGTCATATTGTTTGGTCTTTCGAATCAGCACCATCACTTCAAGATATAGATGAAGAAGTCCAAGCATTCGAAGAACAATGGGGATGCTCACCAACAATGATTATTGTAGATAACTTAATGGATGTAGCCACTGATGGTGGCGAAGAGTTCGCATCAATGCGTGCGATTATGAAGGAGCTAAAGTATCTTGCCCGTGCTACGAATGCTGCCGTTGTTGTCCTTCACCACACAAGTGAAGCGGTCCAAGGCACGCCGTGCCAACCGCGCTCAGCGATTCAAGGTAAGGTCGCTCAACTACCTGCTCTTATATGCACCCTTGGTGTTGTTGGCACTTCTATGGGTGTCGCGCCAGTTAAAAATAGATACGGCAGAGCAGACGCCAACGGAACGCTCATGACTTGGGTAGCATTTAATCCTGAGTATATGTTTATCGATGACATACCAGAGAATTCCTAATGGAATATCCTAACTGGTTCGAAGGCCAGAAATATAATTTCGAGGAACATCTTGAGTTATACAAAGGCAAGCCTGATTTAAGATTCCTACAACTTGGTGCATACACAGGTGATGCAAGTGAATGGTTGTTAACTAACATACTAACTGACCAATCTTCTACTTTGCTTGACGTAGATACTTGGAAAGGTAGCGATGAAGCAGAACACAAGTCTATTAATTTTAGTAATGTATATGAGTTCTATAAGAAACGAATGGAACCCTATGCAAACATGCGTTCAGTAAGAAATAATACTGAGAACTTCTTGCGTAACAATAAAACAACTTATGATTTTATTTATGTAGATGCTAACCATACAGCCGATGCTGTAGCATCTGATGCCGAGTATTCTTGGGGACTATTAAAGAAGGGTGGCATCCTTGCCTTTGATGATTATATGTGGGGGCAGGACATGAAGCCTGAACTTACGCCAAGACCAGCCATTGATAACTTCCTTGAATTTCACGAAGGTGAGTATAATATTTTAACTAAAGAATATCAGGTATGGGTGCAGAAGATATGACAACTAGAAGATCACACAAGCAAAGGGGTGCCAGCTTTGAAACAGACATCAGAGATTGGTTTAGAACAAATGGATACGATGCTGAACGACTTGCAAGAACTGGTGCAAGAGACGAAGGAGATGTTGCAGTCCGTAGCGACTTCCTTGGAAGCATTGGTGTCATCGAGTGCAAAGCTCCTGGCGCAGGAAACGCCATCGACCTCAGTGGTTGGACCAAAGAAGCTCAAGTCGAAGCCAACCATTACGCAACAGCAAGAGGACTACCACAAGAAGCGGTCCTCGCAGCCCTCATCATTAAGGCTAGGGGAAAGCCCATTTCAGAATCGTATGTGGTCTTCAAACTAGGAGATATATTTTAATGACTGATGGATTTTATACGACGGATACATTCAAGTCATCTAACGATGATACTTGGACAACGCCTCGCAACTTCTATGACAAATTAAATACTGAGTTTAATTTTTCTCTTGATGCAGCAGCATTAAAATCCTCAGCCCTATGTGATAACTGGTTCGGCCCAGACCATGACGACCCTAATCTTAGGGATGCTTTAGTTATGGATTGGTCACAACACGCACCATCTAAAACTGTTTGGTTGAATCCACCTTATGGCAAATCAATTAAGCTTTGGGTTAACAAGGCCAACCATGAATCTACTAAGCATGGGTTAACTATTGTTTGCCTAGTGCCTGCTCGGACTGACACCAGGTGGTGGCATGACCATTGTATTCAGCATGAGGTTAGATTTATTAAGGGAAGATTGAAGTTTGGTAATCAAAAACATTCTGCACCATTCCCGTCAGCGGTTGTGGTGATGAAGGGTGAATAATTTACCACCAATTAAAGAAGTGCTTGAACACTACGGCGGTATTATACGCCGAGACCACGGTCAAGTTAATCTAAAGTGTCCGTTCCACGGTGATAGTCACCAGTCAGGAACAGCAAACTTAGATAAGAACTTGTTCGTTTGCTTTGCGTGTGGAGTGCAAGGAAATAGCTTACAAATTATTGCTCAACAAGAAAGGTGTGACATACGTGAAGCAGCGAGATTCGCAGAAGGATTTGCTGGAGTCAGCAGTTCGCAAGTATCAGGAAAACATTTATCAGGCAGAAGATTACCTGAAAAGCAGGGGTATAACAATAGAAGTAGCACGTCTGGCTCGATTAGGCGTAGTCGCGGAGCCTGAAGTTGGACACGAACAATTCCTCGGACGATTATCCATACCGTATATTACCAAGACTGGCGTGGTCGATCTACGTTTTCGCAGTCTTAATCCTGCTGTTGAACCGAAATATATGGGTATGACTGGTGCTGAAACCAAGATGTATAACGTATTAGATATTGATAGAGCAGGTGATTGGATTGGAGTATGCGAAGGTGAACTGGATACCATTACTATGTCTCGTTGTGTCGGTGTTCCTTGCGTCGGTGTTCCTGGTGCGAACTCTTGGAAAAAACACTACACAAGATTGCTCGCAGATTTTGAACGAGTATTCGTATTTGCTGACGGCGACCAACCAGGGAAAGAATTCGCTAACTCTTTGGCGAGGGAGCTACCAGTTACTATCGTCAGTTTCCCAGATGGAGAAGATGTCAACTCAGCATACACAAAATATGGAGCAGAGTTTATTAGAGACAAGATAGGATTAGGTAATGAATAAAGATAATAATAAATGTCCTGATTGTGGTGAAGAGTTCGAGGATGTCTTTGAATCAATAGACCACATGCTTGAGGATGATGAAGAGTTTGATCCAGCATTAATTCTACCCAATGGGTATAGGTTATTGGTTGGTTCGTTGTTGCGTTGTATATATAGATACGCAGACGAACCTGATATGATTAAAAGTGTAGCGCAATCAACTTATCTTACGCTATTCACAGCAGAAACATCACCTGAAACATTAGGTGCAGTAGTTCATGATATGATTGTTGGCTCTAGTATGGTAGGAATAGATGAAGAACTCAAACAACTCTTGGAAGATGGAGAATGAAGAGATATGGCAAGTAACGAACCACTTAACGGGCCAAGGATTCCAAGTTACCTCGTGGAAAAAGACGGAGAATACTTTAATCGTCACCCTAGAGATACCTTTAATGACAGGAAACCATTAGAAGATGAACTCTATGCTAAAGCTCGTAAGGCTAACGCCGATAATAAGTTCATGCACAATGTCAGCTTACTTTACACTGACTTAGAAGACTTACTTCTATCTAAGCATAGGGACTATGGCCCGAGGAACATCTCAGATGCACCTGGGGGTGCACTTAACGGGCTTCGAGTAAGAATGCATGACAAGTTAGCTCGCATAAATAACTTAGTAGATAGTGGCGCAAGCCCTGAGCATGAGAGTTTAGAAGATTCATTCAAGGACATGGCTAACTATGCAATCATAGGGTTGCTAGTTCTAAGAGAACAGTGGGATATCTAATGAAAACTATTGTATGCATTTCTGATCTTCAAGTTCCGTATCATGATGTCGAAGCCACCAAGGCTGTCGCCAAATTCATTAAGGCATACCAGCCTGATACTGTCGTATCGTGTGGTGATGAGATGGATATGCAGACAATAAGCAAGTGGAGTAAGGGAACTGAGTTGGAATTTGAACGCTCTATCGGGCGTGACCGTGACTTAACTCGTCAGGTTCTATACGATTTAACTGTTGAGCACATGGTGCGAAGCAACCATACTGACCGCTTGTTTAACACGGTATCTATGCGTGCCCCTGGGTTACTAGGGCTACCTGAATTACAATTAGAAAACTTCTTAGGACTTAAAGAACTTGAGATAAAATATCATACCGATCCATATGAACTAGCACCAGGTTGGTTGCTCATGCACGGTGATGAAGGCAATGTCCAGCCTACTGCTGGTGCTACTGCGCTAGGTTTAGCTAAGCGTTCAGGCATGAGCGTGGTATGTGGACACACACACAGAATGGGGCTGACACACCAGACACAGACATATCGTGGCGGTAAGCCTAAGACTGTGTGGGGTATGGAATTGGGTAACTTAATGGATTATCGCAACGCTAAGTATATTAAGGCTGGCTTGTTTACATGGCAACAAGGCTTCGGTATCTTAAAGGTAGAAGGTAAGACTGTTATACCACAACTTGTTCCTATCATAAACAATTCGTTTACGGTAGACGGAAAGACTTGGAAGTGGTAACATTGGATTGGGTTCGCATTGAAAAGTGGGATTATATTGTTACCGCAGTAGCGTCAGAGTATCACCGTAAGTTTGAGATGGTTGAACTCGAAGATATAAAGCAGACACTATATGAATGGTTTACTACCCACCCCAATAAACTTAACGATTGGGAAAGTATCGGAGAGAAAGACGCAAAGAATTTAATCTATCGTTCGCTTCGCAATCAAGCATTAGATTATTGTCAGCGTTGGAAGGCCAAGAGTATAGGTTATGACTACTCTGATCTATATTATTATGAAGCAGAAGTTGTAGAAGCACTGCTTCCTGCTGTGTTACGTAGTGAGTGGGGTGTTACGAATAAGCTTGACCTAGGTGGACTTCGTGGGCATAGTGTGCCATCTGAAGGTGGTAACCTAGCAGTAATGATGATGGAAATAGACTCAGCATATTGGAAGTTGAGTAAAGAGGATAGAAAGATACTCTTCTTTCGTTATGCTGAGTCTATGGACTACAAAGAGATAGCAAATTATCTATCTCTAGGTAGCGATGATGCTGCCCGAATGAGAGGTAGTCGAGCAATCAAAAGATTAATCACTAAGCTTGGCGGTTATAGACCGCACCGAGATCCAGACAATCCTAGTATCTCGGAAAAAGAAAATCAAACAGAAGAAGAATCGCAAGAAGAGAATATATAATACCAAAGTAAAGTGCCACTACCACTATGATAAACAGTGGGATAGGTGGCACTTTTTTTGTTACCTTTAGTAGCAATCTTACAAGCCAAATCAAATCTCTTCAGACACCTGTTCGTAATCTATATCTAAAGCAATTAGTTCCTCTACAATCTTTACAACTTCTTCATCGGTAATATCTGCCACAAAATCTTCGGGCATATCTTCCCAATCTTCGTCATATATAATATCCATACTCACCCCCCTGTGGAATAGAAACCTGGACCATTGAATTTAATTCCAGGTGTGTTGTATACACGATTCATTTGCTCACCGCACACGCAGATAACTTCTTCATCTCTATCATCTACATGACGGCTGATAACTTGTAGTGCTAGGCACTTGTTACATCTATACTCATATGTCGGCATTAGAATGGGCCCTCTCCTAGTATACCTGAGTCGGTCACTCGGTGTTGTTCTCTTGCGGCAGCCAACCAATCTCTGCCTAGTTGGGTTATATCTATGTCACCCCAAGGGTCTTCTGTCGGGGATACGAAGTTATCCCAATCGTTATTGTTATCACGCATATAGGTATCTAAATTCTGTTTGCGAACTACATCGTGTAAGAATTCAGTCACAATCTTCTCCTTCATCTATGTCTATTGGTGTTGGTGCTGTTGCTAGAGTGCCACAATCTGCGCACTCCATGTCAAGGAAATACATTTCGATCTCACCTGTATCAGGTTCGAATAGAGTCTTTAAGTTCCATATGTTACACCCGCAAGGGCATACAGAGGTTGGCTTACCTCTGATATCCATAGCCTTAGTGTAATCAGGTTTAAGTTCTGTAATATGTTTAGCCATTAGTGCCAGTTCTTCCTCTCGAAGTGTTGCCACGCATTACAAGGCGTGTCATATCGGTAGTAAATATATGATAAGCCACGCTCTATCTGTAATGGTGGTGGTGTTTTAGGATCAAGCCCTAGTAATTGTGGAATACCACCAGCATTCTTACCCATAACTTTTATTTTATTGTAAGCCTTGGGATTCCATGCTGATTCTTTACCCCACAATTTACTAAGGCATTGCCATTGTTTATCTTGCCATTTGTGTAGCATATCACGGGCATACGCCCTACTATCTGCTTCACTCCACAAATTCTGAACGCTTGCTTTTTTAGTTTGCGGTTCGCTTGTTGGAGTATCAAATAGAACTAGTGATACCGACACAAATAGTAAGAATAGTAGTGCTCTCATTTCAATCTCCCTGCTCTGATTAAGCCAGCGAATCTTACCTTATGGCGCTTATAGTCGCTAGCCCCAACGGCATTGGCACTAGCCAATCTCTCACCTGAGGTAAGCCCGCCCCATATGCCCCACTCTAAATTCTCAGGGCGCATACCTTCATCGAGACAAGCAGACTTCGACGGACACCTATCGCATATGCGTAGTGCTAGGCGTGAATCTTTTATAGACTTGTTTATGTCAGCCTTAGTTGCCCGACCTGAATTCTCGGTATCGGGATAGTCATTCCACCATAGGTCAGGATCGAACTCATTACTAGAGCATAACCCTTGTATGTTAATCGCTGGTATCTCCAGCCTAGGTTTCTTATTAGGTTTACCTGCTCGTCTACCGATAGTTAATACCTCTCGTTCATAGAATCATACAGGTTATCAGGGTCGTCGGTGGTAGCACCACAATCATCTTCTTCGTGGCGTTCATCGCACCTATCACATCGGGGATAGATTCCCCTAGCAATATCATCTCCCATTACCCATTGTGGTTCATTGGACATCTTATATCCTTTCTATAAATTGTGAGCAGTTTAGTCGCGACTTGCTCAGGTCGAGCCAGTTACGCTTGAAAGATTACTTCGGTGTAATCTTTAAGGCGTGAGTGTGTAGCAATTAAACCCTTGCTACCAGTAAGGTGCTTGTAAGTTCCGTCGCCTAGTGATACCCACATAGACTTAGGCTTGAAGCGTAGTTGTATAGGTAGTGCCTTGACGATAGTTCCACGAGCGTGGAAGTCTGAAGAAGTATCATACGCGTTGTATGAAATTTCATCAGCGATAACTCGCAATTCTTCCGCGAGATTTAGTATTGTGCTGTTGGTCATTATTGCCTCTCTGTTATTGTTTAATCCGTAAGCAATTTACCTACGGAATTCTATTAGTAGAAGTCCTCTAGACTTCTCACGCTACGCCAATTCCCCTTCGGGGTATAGCATAGGCAGTCCACTAACACCGACTCACAATCGAAGCAGGTGTCGCATAGTTCGCAAAAGTATTCGCTCTCATTGAGATCTATCAAGGCTTGGCAGAAGGGGCAGAAGTCTAAGGCTTCCGCAGTCTCATCTGTTACATCTAACACGGGGTAATCTTTATATTCTTTAGCCCAATACTCATTGTCATAGAAGGTGATAGGTGGTGCGGTGTAAGCGACACGCTTGTGGGAACTGTTACTCCACCATACGCCGTCGCTATCCCAACTACCTAAGTTCTCGTTGATAATATACATCTGACTACCCGCACTAGGGTCAAGGTTAAGCACCGCTATCTTGCTACCACTAGCCCACTTAGTAAGCATACTCCATATGGTATCATCATCTAGCGAAGCAACACCACCTATCTTCGGCAGTATATCTTCGGCTAGGATACGGCTATCGCTACGCTTATCACCTTTGGGTATTGCTACATCTAGCACACCATTGTGCGCTAAGTAAGTCAGATCACTATCACCTACCTTGAACGGGTGGCAATTCGCTTCGTTCTTTACTCCATGCGTGGCGTATCTTGCGTGCCACATGGCATAGTCATTCGGATATTGCTCGCGCAATTCTAAGAAGCGTTTGATAGACTTCTTAGCCGACATGCTACGCTCTGATATAATCTTATCACCTGCTACAATGGCGAAGCCGTAGCCGTGTGGATTACTACAAGCACCTGCGTGTAGTTCTTCTTGTTTAGGTATGCCGTTAGGCTCACACACTACAAGTAGACACATACTCTCACCCCCTCTTAGGCGTTTAGTTCTGCTGGTCGGTTAATATCCACGCCACTTATCTTATTAAGTCGCATGTATAGGTCGGGATATAGCCCGTTGTTCTGGGCTACATAGTCGGCGAACCACTCCCATGATAACGCACCTCGCTTGACATCATCTAAGCGAAGATCACGGGTGTATTCTACCATTGCTTGCGCTAAGTCTAGGGCAGATAGAACACCGCTTGTGTTCATAGTTCCCTTGAAGAAGCGCAACTCTAGTGTGTCGCGGTTATTAGTATTGACCGCCGTATATCTTTCCGTCTGCCCACCTAACGCTAACTTGTGCTTGAGTGAGAACACGGGCTTGTCATACTCATCGAAGGTATAGACATCGTTGAACCTAGCGTAACGGGACTTGCGACCCGCAAATTTCATCATCATCTCGGAGTTCCGATAGACTAGGGATAAGAAGCGGTGCGTGTGCGCCCCACTACTAAACCCTGCCCGTGAGATATGGATATGAAGCCCGCAGGTTTCAGTATCCCAACTTCTAGCACCATAGTCGGTGCGTAGTGTATCTATGGTATCCCATAGTATCTTACTATTCTCTCGGTATTCTAGGTGTGAGTGTGGTTCGGTTACTATCTCGAAGCCTTCACCACCTATGCTTCCGTCATGCTTGAGCATGGCGATACCTTGTAAGTTAGTCGAAGCATAATTAGAAGCCCCCGAATAAGAGCCGTTGATTACTGTCTCCAACTCGAAGCCTAGATATACACCCTGCTTAGACACACCCTTGAAAGTAACGGGTGGCTTACAATTGTAATCGTGAACTACGCCACGACAACGACACGGGCGACCACTAACACCTTGCTGGCACTCACACGGATCTTCATCGTAGTAGTTCTCATTACAATCATCGCAGTAGTAGCAGTTTTCGGTATAACAATACTCGCATACTGTATCATCGCCAACGCTAGAGTAATCATTATGATTACTATAACTTGTCTGGCATTGGTCGCAGTAGAAGGTATTATACTCGTAGCAACTCTGACACCATTGTTCATCATCTACGCTATAAGTATCATCTCTATCTATACCGCTATCGCAACGCTGGCACTCGGTAGAACATTCTTCACACCATAGTTCGTCTCCGACACATCGAAGTCTATCGCTGGCGTGAACACCTCTACAATTACCGCAAGCACTAGCACAATCTTCGCAATAAGCACTACCATTCATGATTAAGTTCATGTCGGCAGGATTACTACAATCGTGGCACTCTATCTCATCTTCATCATCTCCCATATTTACACCCCCTCTCTTTCATAGTTGTAGTATAGCATATCTCTATGCCCTTGTCAAGTTCTGTCGGTTATCTATCACGGCGTTGGATAAGTGAGATCGAAACTCTTGTGCTTCTATCTCTAATACCTTGAAGCCGTTGCGCTTGTGCGTTTCCTCTTGTAGTCGTAGTGCTTGTCGCACTATCTCTACTTGTCGAGGTGTCAAGTCTAGCAGTAGGTTCTCACTCATTAGCGACCACCTAACCGCCTAAGGCGTTGCTCTAATACATAGACTCTACGGAACGCTAAGATTAGCGTGGTGTTGCCTAGCACTAGGGCTATCATTAAGGCGAACAAGTCGCCGTTAGATAATAGCATGTCCTATCCTCTCTAACTTGCGTAAGTATAGCATACCTACGGCATGAAGTCAAGTTGCCTAGACTTCAGCGTGTCGCGTGTCGGACTCGCACCGACCACTCTCGTGCCACTATGGGCGCGACTACTACTACTTGTTGTGTATGTTGATATTGACTTGTGCTACACCCTTGTCAGAGTTTAGATCAGACATAAGCCTATTCATCGCTTGTTCTGCTTGTTCATCACTTAGGGTCGGGAGTATCCTCTCACCCGCAGTAGCGATAGCCTTGCGCTTACGGCGCATAGCCTTGCCGTGCGTAGTGTCGGTTAAACGCCACCCGCGAGAGCCTAGCCTAGTGCTAGTTCCTCTCACCTGTCTAGGTGGCATTACGATACTTCCACTCCCCCCGTAGGGAGAATACATAATATATTCCTCTCTCTAGTTCTTACCCGTATCTTACACTATGAATTCTATCTTGTCAAGTTAGGCGAGAAGATTAGAGTCGTGTTACCATCGGCGTCCGACTGCTACTAATAACGAGTCGAGCCTAATCTTCTCTATTAACTTGTAACCGAAGGATATCACACTCACTTGAACTTGTCAAGTCGTAGATTCTACGGCGTGTCGCTCTTTCGGAATGAACTCCTATTTAATTGACTCCCGAAGGATACCACACGGGGATAACCTTGTCAAGTCGTGTCGGTGTGAGTTGCGTCACACTCTAACGGCGGGCGGGATTATACCACGCTCACCCTATCTTGTCAAGAGATATCGGTGTGATTCAGATCATACGAACACCTGTTCGATTACTGGCGGGTAATATAGGGGGGATACTTGTCGGGTGGATAGTCAATAAGTCAATAAACCGATAAGTCGATAATTCATTCCCCGTCAAGGCTTGTATAACCCTCTACCTTAGGTTTAGACTTTTATTTTGACCCCATATTGTTAATATACGGCACGAGGGGGCATTATAGTATCCCAATAAAATTATCTGTTATATCGTGAAACACAGTGCTAAAGCCCTATATAGCCCCCTCTATATACCTATTTCAAAGATTTTTCCGTATCTTCTGTTCGTTTTTAGTCTTTGAACAGGTTATCTATAGTATATAAATATATATACGGAGTCGCTCCGTTTAAGACTCCGCTCCTATATAATATATAATATATATATATAGTGGGACATCTATGCCGTTAAGCGGCTAGCGCTAAATGACTGTAAATGATGGGACAAACTGATGGGTAGAAAGCCAGGAATTCAAAACATTCCTAAGCGCGAGGCCCAGGAAAAGGTCCTCCAGGTCTTAGCGCAAGGACAGACTATAACGGCCGCTATGGCCACCGTGGGACGCTCTGACGTAGCATTCCGCCAATGGGTAGCGACTGACCCTGAGTTCAAGCAGCGGGCTGAAGCCGCCCGCCTAGAGGGTAAAGGCATCAAGACTGACTTGAAAGAGTTAGCTGACATTTCCTTCCCAGATTTTTCTGAACAGTTTCTAGATACCCGCCTTTTTGAACATCACCTGGACTGGGTCGACCTTATAGAGGGACGTGAGCCGCGATGGATTCATCCAGCTATGACCTACGAGCCTGGTGCTGCGAATCGTGTTTTAATCAACGTTCCGCCCGAGCACGCGAAATCGACGGTGATTACCACGAACTATGTGGTTTACAAAATTGTAACAAATCCTAACGCCCGAGTTATCGTAGTATCCAAGACTCAAGGCATGGCCCGCAAGTTCCTTGGGGCTATCAAGACAAGACTTTCACATCCAGCCTACACAAAGCTCCAGGTGGCATTCGGGCCTAATGGTGGATACAAGGCTGACGCAACCCAATGGTCAGCTGATATGATTTATCTTGGCACTGGCCGAGACTCAGGTGAGAAAGACCCTACCGTCCAAGCCCTAGGCTTTGGTTCTCAAATCTATGGCGCACGTGCCGATTTGATAATCCTTGACGACGTGGTGATGGGTGCTAACGCCCACGAGTGGGAAAAACAAATCGAGTGGCTGCAGAAGGAAGTTATCACCCGTCTAGGACGGCACGGTAAACTTCTAGTTGTAGGAACCCGTGTATCCCCAATCGACCTATACAAGATGATTCGCGATGGCGACCAATGGACAGGTGGCAAATCGCCCTTTACATATTTTGCACAGCCAGCAGTTCTTGAGTTTGATGAAGATCCCAAGAAGTGGAAGACGCTCTGGCCAAAGACCACATTACAGGAAAACCAAATTGACGAACCAGATGAAGAAGGCTTCTACCCCAAATGGGATGGACCATCGCTCTTTACTCGAAGGTCTGAGGTTGCTCCGTCGGTCTGGGCTATGGTCTACCAACAAGAAGATGTTATGCAAGACTCCATCTTCGCCCCAACCCTTATTGCAGGATGTGTCAATGGAATGCGTAAGCGCGGTCCCCTTAAGACAGATACTCCAGGACATCCACGGCACATCGAGTCGACCTATACTGTAATTGGATTCGACCCTGCTGTAACTGGACGAAGCGCCTTTGTGGCCGCTACATACAACAGAGCTGATGGAAAAGTTTACGTTTTAGATTGTGTCAATATGGTTGACCCTACTCCTCAGAAGGAACGGGCTCTTATTGAAGAATGGGTTGAAAGATATAAACCTCAAGAGTTTAGAGTCGAAATCAACGCACATCAAAAATACTACGCTATGGATGATGACTTGCGGAACTTCTTGGCTCAATACGGATGCCAGTTAAATTCACACTTCACTGGCAAAAATAAGTGGGACGTATCATTTGGTGTAGCCTCTATGGCTAGCCTCTTTGGAAGTTTGCGCGATGGTCGCTTCCAAGATAACAACATCATCGAGTTCCCAAGCAACGAAGGCTCTGAAGGACTTAAGTCTCTCACACAGCAACTGATTACTTGGAAACCTGAAACTAAAAACCCAACCGACTGCGTGATGGCTTTATGGTTTGCTGTTATTCGCATACGCGAATTGATGCAACAATCTTCCAGGGTTGGTCAATACCAAAATAATAGATGGGCTACACGCTACCAAAAGGCGAGTCGTGGCTCACTTAATCTAGATGAGGCCTTTGCAGAGCAATGGGCTGAAACACACGGATAGGACAACAATGGAATTAACAATGGAGCAGGTAACAGCAAGAGTCGAATCTCTTCGTTACCGTAACAGTGAGCGCGATGCTCGCAACCTTGACGTCCTTGCTGTCCGCAAAGGCAAAATTGCCGAGGTATACCCAGACTTCTTTCCAGACGGTGTAGATGCTAACGTAGTAGCAAACTTTATTGATATCGTCGCACGCGACTTATCTGAAGTTATGGCTCCACTCCCAGCCGTCAACTGTTCCGCAGCTAACCAAGTTTCTGATAGAGCACGCACGTTTGCCGACAAGCGCACACGTATTGCCTCTAACTACTTCGCCCACTCCGACCTAGCAGTTCAGATGTATTCTGGTGCGGACTGGTATGTTACATATGGTTTCGTTCCGTTCATGATTGAACTGGACGATGAAAGCAATCTGCCTCGCATCCGCATAGAAAACCCAATAGGTGCTTATCCTGAATTTGACCGCTATGGTCGATGCATTGCTTTTGCAAAACGTTACACAATGTCACTAGGCGAACTTGTTTCACAATTCCCTGACTATGAGCGTGAACTACTTGGTGGCTACGGCTACAAGCAGGACCTCAACACTCAGGTTGAAATGATTCGTTACTACGATAAAGATCAATCAATCATCTACATTCCAACAAGACAGAATCTTGTGCTATCAAAAGCCAAGAATCCACTTGGAAAGATGATGGTTATTGTCGCACGCAAACCTTCTATTGATGGAGAGATGCGTGGACAGTTCGATGACATTTTAGGAATTCAACTTCTTCGTAACCGTTTTGCTTTACTTGCGATGGAAGCTGCAGAGAAATCTGTTCAAGCTCCTATCGTTCTTCCACAAGATGTTCAAGAACTACAACTTGGTGGAGATGCGGTTATCCGCACATCTAACCCAGCTGGTGTTCGTCGTGTAGACCTGAACATACCTGCGGGTGCATTTACTGAACAAACATTATTAAACCAAGAACTTCGTGTTGGTTCTCGTTACCCAGAATCACGCACAGGAAATGTCAACGCATCAGTTGTTACTGGCCAAGGTGTTCAAGCTCTTATGGGAGCTTTTGATACCCAAGTTAAATCAGCCCAAGCAATCTTTGCTGCAGCTTTGCGTGATGTTATTAGCCTCTGCTTTGAAGTTGATGAAGTAATTTACCCTGGAGAAAAAACAATTCGTGGTGTTGACTCAGGCTCACCTTACGAAGTAACATACAAGCCAGCTAAAGATATCAAACAAGATTACTCAGCTGATGTTCGTTACGGAATGCTTGCTGGTCTTAACCCAGCTCAAGGTCTTATCTTTATGCTACAAGCACTTGGTGGTGGATTAATCTCCAAGGATATGGCTATGCGTGAACTTCCATTTACAGTTAACGTAACATCAGAACTAGAAAAAATTGAAATCGAGAATATGCGTCAAGCGTTACTCGGTTCACTTACCGCCTACACTCAAGCAATTCCACAGATGGCTACTCAAGGCCAGGATGCTTCAGAAGTAGTGCGTAAAATTGCTGCTGTCATAAAGGCACGCCAAAAGGGACAGGCACTTGAGGATGCAATTGAAGCAACCTTTGCCCCTCAGCAGCAAGCGGTTCCTCCTGCTGGAGCACCACAAGCGGTTGAGCAACCGTCCCCTGCTCCCGTTGGAGCACCAGTAGGAGGCCCCTCTCCTATGGGAATGGAAGCGCAACCACAACCAGACATTATGAGTTTACTATCAGGTATAACTGGTGGTGGAGTTCCAACAGCAAGTGTAAGAACAAGCCGAAAACTTTAAAACTAGGAGGGGACAATGACTACAATTATTGGGATTGAACTAGAAGATAGTTGTTATCTAGTCGCCGATAGCCAGACAACAGATGATAATGGATTCATTTATAATCATCCAGCTATTAAAAAGTTATCAGAGCGTGGAGCTTTTATTGTAGGTGGCTCAGGTGAGGTTCTACCTTGCGATGTAGCACAACATATATGGGATCCACCAAAACCTTCAGTTAAAGATAAACTTGATCTTTATCATTTTATGATTACGAAGGCAATGCCTTCACTTCGCAAGTGTTTATCTGAAAATGGATATAACTTTGATGAAGCTAAAACAGATACTAGATTTCAATTTATAATTGCAGTATGTGGTGAAGTCTTTGACATTGACCACGAACTATCAGTTAGCAAAAATGAAAGTGGCATTTATGCCGCAGGCTCTGGAGCAGCATACGCACTTGGTGCATTGCACGCAGGAGTTGATGCATACGAAGCAATGGAAATTGCAGCCAAGTTAACAGCGTTTACAGCTGGACCTTATTACTCGAAATCACAACCTAAACATATTAAGTAGGAGATACTGTGGCAATTATTGAAAACAGAGGCGGAGATCGTCCTACCGCACCACAAAATAATCCTAACAATATCGGTGCTGGTGGAGGAGATACCCAAAGCGGTAAAGCTTCAGGCTTTGCATATGGTATGAATAAAACCATTAACGAACAAAGATCTCAGGGCAACGCTGCAGTTGGCGCAATAAAAGCTAACACAGGGACAACACCATTCACTCCAGTGCCATTAGAAGCACTTCCTAACATTACAGACCCAACAGCTCAACCTAACACTCCTGTTACTGACGGAGCAAGAGTTGGTCCTGGATTAAATACTGTTCCTGGCTTGCCAACTCCAACGCAACCAACTGATGCTCAATCAAATAAAGCAATTTTAAACTATGCTCCTGTATTAAAGTTTATAGCATCTCGTCCTACTACATCTTTAGCTTCGATTCAAGTAATTAATTCATTGATTGAAGCAGCGCAAAATGCAGCAAATGAAACTCCGACTGTATGAATGTATGGAATCGCTTAGGTGACCTTGCAGAAGGAACCAAAGATTGGATTGGCGACGTAGCTCTAGGAGCTGTATCCTTAACTGGTGCAAAGTTTGCTTATGATATGACTCAATCATTATGGAATGATGATGAAGAGTATAATGGTTTTGCTCAAAGCTTAAGAACAGCTGGTATGGAAACTGCTAAAGCTGTAGGCCGTCCTATTGGTGGGGCCATTATGGCTGTTGAAAATGTAAATAGAAATATAATTCGTGAGCCCCTAAGCGCAGCTATGCTTTATTTAAATAATTCTGACAAGGGCTGGGAACAAGCCTGGAAAAGCAGAAACCGTATTTCCTTTGGTCAATCTGTTATCGGTGGATATATTGGAATGGTAAATTCTGATTTTGATATCTATGATAAGCAAGACAGAAAAGCAGCTTTTGAAAATAGTATCTATGGAAGAGTGGCTTCTGGTTTAGTAGATACAACAGCTCAAATTTTTGGCGACGTTTCTATTGTTGGTGGCAAAGCTATTATGGTTTATAAGGCTGCTGATAAAATTCCAGATGCAATGAAAGCAATTGAATATGCACGCGATGGAATTGCTGGAACAAGCAGAAAAGAAACTGCATTAATAAATAAATATAGTAAACTCGCAGATGACTTTGCAAAGAATGATAGCAACTGGGCTAGAGGGCACAAGTGGGTTAGAGATAGTGCAGATCCTGCAACCGTTTCCTATGTGCTAGGTGCAACAAAGACCAAAGAAGAATCTTTAAATGCCATGCTTGCTTTAATGGGTGACGGTAAAGCTGCAAAAACTTTGAGTGACTTAAGTCGACCAGATTTAGCTGTGCCATTAAAACTTGCAAATGGTGAAATTAGCAAAGCTGATTCAGCTATCCTGGAATCAAATACCTGGGAAGGTCAGATTGCACGTAGAGAAGCTAGAAGTGCAATTAAAGAACTTGATGCATTTGGTAAAGAGAAAAAATTAACAGATGATATATACCAAGATTCTCTTTTCAAGACAGAATCTAATGCAGATGAATTAAAAGAAATAGCAGATTATTTAAATGCCTGGGCAAAGCATGACGCTATCGCTGGAAGATTGCTTAATGGTGCTAAAGGCACAGATGATTTAGCTTTAGCAGCAGCAGCTCCGCTTACAGAAGGATTTGGTAGAGGAACACGTCGCGCTGCAGAGATTGCAACCGCAAGAAATGTGCCATTTCAACAATTAACTCCTAATAGTCCTAAGATTGAAGCATACCAACCAACTAAATTTCATAAACTTTATTACAAAGCAAGTTGGGGACTACGTGAAAGAGGGAGCGGACAGCTTAATCTTAACGAAGCAGACTCAATCGAAGAAATTAAAGCAGGAGTTGAACGTTTAATTCAGGTCAGCAAGCCGCTTGTTGGAAAAGTTAAGGTTGCTGGTAGGTCAATATCTATTCCTACTGCAGCACGTCCAGCAGTTGCCATAGCAAGAAGAATACTGCCAGGCGAGGGTGGATTTACAGCCGCTGAGGGCGCAACTTTTATGGAAAGATATGCTGGTGCTCAGACAACTGAACAACGTCAAGCTGTCTTACACGAACTTGAGACAAGAGGCTACCAAGTCCTTGCAGCAAAGCATGGTCTATCACCAGAAGATGCTGTAGTATTAGCAAATACACACATTAAAAAACGTGCTGGCTACCTAAAGGACCAAAGAGAACAAGGTTTCATGATTGATTCCTTTGACCCTGAAACAATTTTAGATGTTCCTCAATTTGAATCACAGTTTGCAAACATTGTTCCAATGGCTGACTTTGATATGATTGATAATGTATTGAATAGATCTTCAAGCGGTTTGCTTTCAGCATTCGGTGGAACAACAGACCTTCTTAGCACTACAAGTGACTTGTGGAAAGCTGGAGTTCTTCTTCGTCTTGGCTATCCTATTAGAAACGGTATTGATTCTCAGCTACGTATCTGGGCAACTGTTGGAGCCTTGACTTCTTTACGCCATACTGCTGGTGGAATTAGAAGACTGACTCAAAATACTAGAGCAAAAGGACAGCGTTTAGTAGACAAAGTTGATTCAGTTGGAAAAGCTGATTATGTTTCTATTAAAAAAGATTTGCAAACTCAAGGTGCGACTAAGGCAAAACTAGAAAAAGAAATATCTCAACTAAATAAAGATGTGGCTAAAAATCCAGATGATATAGATTTGGCCAACCAATTAGTATTTAAGCAACAATCTTTGGCAGAAGTAACAGAAGCCTATAATATTAATAGTGCTACTATGGCTAAAAGAGAAGCAGCTGCTAAAGGTATTGATAAGAAAACTTTAGGACAAGAAGATATAATTATTAAGTCTTCTCTTGAAGGCGTAGATGATGTCTATATTGGTCATGGAGCTTTTGGTGGAGCTAGTGGTCCGCTATACATGTCCTTTAACTCTGCAAATAAAACTAATACTAACATATTAGATAGCTCAGCTAAGTTATTCGACTCAAGCTACTCATCAAAAATTGGCACAGTAAAGCCTGGAGATGACAACTACTACACAGCATGGTCAGACGCTCTTAACAAGGTGTTCGGCAACGCTAAGGTAGCGCGTAGACTTATGAGTAATGAAGACCCTGAGAAGATAATTCAGGATATTTGGCAGAATGATTCTGCATATAGAAAAAGTTTTGGTCTTAAGACACAACAAGATGTAAGAGAGCATGTCTACAGATCAAAGCAATTCGTAGATGACTACGCCCCTCAAGGCACTGGTATACGCGAGGCTGTATTATCAGACGTTCCTGTATCAGAGAAGTTCTTGCGTGATGCGATAACTGACCCAGAGAAACTTCCAGTTGTGCATGGAAACCTTCTTATCGAAGGAATAGAAAACGTAAGTGGTAGAGTATCACAACGTGCCATCTCTAGTGTGTTTAAGTTCTTGGCTACTATGCCTGAAGATGCTTGGGCACGCCATCCTTTATTCAATAGAGTATACCAAGATTCAATACAAAAGCGTTTCGCTCAAGCTGAGTTTGTAAAAGGTCAACGATTTACACAGGACGAATTCCAAGAAATACAGTATGCTCTTGAGAAAGCAGCCCGTGAGGATGCACTTAAGTTTGTAAAGAAGACTCTTTATAACGTAGAACGTCGAAGCAATGCAGCTCATATGCTACGCTTCATATCTCCATTCTTCTCAGCTCAAGAGAACTCAGTTAAAACTTGGTTAAGAATTGCTGCAGAGAAGCCAGTTATAATTAGCAGAGCCAATATCATTTACAATGCACCAGAAAGAATGGGTCTTGTAACAGATGAGAATGGTGACCCAATTGCACCTAATGAACGACCACTAAACGGTAACGATTCACTATGGTTGCCAATTCCAGAACAGCTTAAAAAACTTCCTTGGATTGGCAAGGGAATGGAATCTTTAAATCAAGTATCCATTACCAAGCGAAGCTTAGATGTTACGTTCCAAGGTAACCCTTTTGGGGTAAGCATAGGTCCTATTGCTGCTGTTCCAATAGCACAAATTTTAAAGTTAAAGCCAGAACTAGGTAAGTCCTTAGAGTGGGCTATGCCTTATGGTCCGAACAGTGAAGTTAAGTCTGTTCTTCCTACATGGCTCAGAGGTGTGGTTGAAAGAAACTCAGGCTTAAACGACGACAACTATGCTAGAGCTTATCAGTTAATATGGTTGACAGAACAATATAAAGCTCGTGACGAGGGACGTAGATACCTAACCGAGAAAGAAGTTCGCAAGTTAACCGATAACTTCTATAACTTAAAGTTAGTATCTTCTCTTGTCCTACCATTCTCTCCACAATTCCAGAGTCCTTATCGTTATTACATGGACAGATGGAGTGAGTATAGTCAGAGATATGGCCTAGAAGCTGACAGTAGATTCCTTGATGACTATCCTGACTTCTTTGAGTTTGCCACAAAGTTGAGCAAGAACCCAACTAACGTTGACGCATCCTATGAGAACATAGCTTTAGCTAAGAAGAACAAAGGTTTAATTGACAAAGTATACGGTGATAACCCTGCTCTTGTAGGATTGATTACAGATACAGGACCTGATGCCAAGTATAGCGCAACTGCTTCTTGGTGGCAGAAACAAACCAATGTTAGCTCTGGTTCTCCAGATAAGTATCGTGGAAACATATCACCAGTTGAAGCTCAAAGAGAAAATGAAGCACGCAAGGGCTGGGCTATATACCGAAAAGGTATGGCTATCATAGACGAGAACCTTATTAAAAGAGGTTTGACATCTATCAACCAGTCTGGTGCGGAAGACTTATTAGAAGCAAAGAATGCTATGATACGTAGTCTTGCCTCTGAGGTTGACCCAGTTACCAACAAGAGAACCGCAACTATCACTGCATGGTATACCGACTATAGAGATATGGACGGAACTAAAGCAGCACGCACAGTAGAAGGATTAAAGAAAATCATATCCGATGATGACTTTATGGCCGACAAAGCAGATGATCCTACATGGAAATCAATCGGTATATACGTTAAAGTCAGAGAAGATATGGCTAAAATGCTAGTAGGTAGACCATCTAAATCTATTGATGCAGAAGAGAACAAAGACTTAAGGATGATTATGGATTATTATATCAGTCAGCTTAAAGCTGGAGATTTAGAGTTCGCTCAGATATACGATAGATTTTTATCACAAGATAGTGTATATGATTCCAATGTTGGGAGATACTAATAATGCCAAGCAACGCGCCTAAACCGCCAGAGGATCTTTCAACAGACGCTAATCAAAAAAAGATTAAGAATGCTGCTAAAAAACTACAGCAGGAAAAAGATGATCTTCTTTACAAGATTTCGAATCTTAAAAGAGAAATAGCTAGAGCATCTGAACCTAAGGGAACCTCGTCTTCTTCATATAATACCTACCAACAGAATCTAACAGCATCTGAAAAATATGCTATAAGTATTGTTAAACGGGATAAAGAATATGAGATTGCTGCTTTAGAAGAAAAGATTCAAGCTTTAGATGAAAGTCTAGCTGACCCTCAAAAAGCTTTTGAATATGAACAGTCTGGCAAGGATAGATACGGAAAGTTTAAAGTATCTAAAGAAGCACCATACCTTACCGAAGATGTAAAGCAACAGTTCGTTGCTGCTGGAATTGCAATTGGTGATGACTCTGCTTGGTATAATGGTGGATTGGGAAATGTTTCCTCCGTATATATGGGCCCAGGAAAAACTATCGAGACAAAAAGAAAAGGCACCAAGGGTGTCGGCTACCGCAAATTGGTAGAACAGACAGATGATGTTGGATACAAAGCTAATATCCAAAGAGAGTTCTGGACTAACGATAGTATTAAAAATCAAATCATGGGTGCTTATGCTTCAGTTGGAAAAACCCTAACTCAATGGGATGCCTCACAACTATGGGACCAATATGTTGAAAGAGCAGCTATAGTTTATCAAGGCGGTAAGGGCAAGAAGTTAACACCTTATGACTTGATGCAAGATGACCTAGCTAACATGAGAAAGAATGCAGCTCCCAAGGATACACTAACAAAGACAAAGTTAGACTATGCTGAAGTTCGCGACCTGCTAAGAGAAGTAGCTTTAAATACATCTGGGTTTGTTCCTGGAGAAAAAGTATTGAAGAAAGCATTTGAAGATTTCGAGAAGAAAAATCGTGGTGTTTACAGCCAGAACTCATTAGTTAACGCGCCTGGCGGCAAGGCTATAGATAAGAGTGTTGTTGATAGAGGTCTTACTAATGCTGAAATCAAGCGACAATTCGAACAGCAAATGGAAAAGAAGAATCCTTTAGAAACAGAACGTCAGAATAATCTTGACTTTAATAATGCTTTAATGAGGAAGATTGGTGGAGGTGCTATATAATGGCTGAGCCAACTACTAAGGTAGACAAGGGAAACCAAGGGTATTTTTCTGACCCTCAAGTAATAGCTCAAATCAATATGATTAAAGCTATGAGAAGCCTTGACCCTAAACTGGAAGAAGCATATCAAGCTTTTATCGCTGACGATATTGGTGGCTTTAATGCTGCTATTGAAACCAGTGATTTCTTTAAGAACAATCTAGAAACTGCACGTGTTCGCAAGACTGCACAGATTAATCAACCTGGTGCTTTCGACCAAGACTTTCAAAACTTTGCATCACAAGTAAAGACAGCATTATCTGATATCCAATGGACACCAGAAGTTGAAGCGCAAGTTAAGTTATCATTCCTATCTGGTTCTAATATCTATGACACAAAAGCTAATATATTAAAAGCTGATGCAATAGGAAAGATAGAGCTTGGCGAACTTGGTGGCACAAGCCTAGGCAATATTGCAACTTTGCAGGCATATGCAAATCAATACTGGGTGGATGGATTGCTAAGTTCTTCATACTGGGATACCAAGCAAAAGGCTTTGTTTGCTGGAGATATAACCGTTGAAAGTATACAAAAAGAGATAAGAGATCTTTCTAGTTCATACTATCCAGCCTATGCTGACCAAATTAAAGTTAATAGTTCTATGGACGCCAATGGTTCTGACGCTATCAAAGGTGTGGCCAACTGGCTAGAGGTAGACGAGAATGTAGCAAGGACTAAGTATAGCTCACTTGTCAATAAACTTACTCAGTATATAGATCCAGCTACAGGCAAGCCAGGAGTTATGCCAGGTTGGATGAAAGAAAAGCTCATCAAGTCTGACCCTGACTGGGGCAAGACTAAGAACGGCACAGAAACCATAAACAAACTTATGAATACAGTAGCAAATGACTTCTTTGGGGGCATCGTCTAATGGCAATAGAAGATCAATATGCTGGTCGTGGATTAACTGCAGCCGAGCAAAGAATTTTTAATCAAACACAGGCAACAGTTTCTGAACCAATTCCACAAACTGAAGAAGAAATATTAAATCAAGAGTTTGTTAAAATGGCGGAAGAAGAAGCACAAGTTGAAGCCGCAATGGATGAACTTAATAGACTTAATATTGAAGCAATAAATGCAAAAAATGAAACAGAAAGATTACGTCTTCTAGCAGAATCAAATGCATTAAGAATTCAATTGCAAGCAGCTCAAGCAGCCTTAGGGGCAAATATTAAAACTTCAACCGCTACTGCGGCTGATGAATTAAAATCTACCAATGCAGCTAGAGATGTTATGGCAGCACTTACAGCCAAGTTCACATCATATGGGCTTGCTGGCTTAATTCCTAAGATTAAAGAACTAGCTATCAGCGGTGTTGGAGAAGAAACAATCAAGGCTGAGTTGGCTAATACAGAAGAATATAAACTGAGATTCTCTGCCAACCAAGATAGACTTAAAAAGAATTTATCTGTTCTTACCCCTACCGAGTATCTAGCAGTTGAAGATGCGTATCGTCAGACTCTCAGAGCATACGGACTTACACAGTTCGACAACGATGCTTACGTTAAACAGTTTATTGCTAATGACGTATCTCCTACAGAACTATCTAACCGAGTAGTAACGGCAGTGCAGAGGGTTCGTAATGCTGACCCAGCAATTCAAGCACAACTTAAAGATTACTATGGCATAGGTGATACTGACCTAGTAGCATACGTATTAGATCCAGCACAACAGTTCCAGAAGATTCAACGTCAAGTTGCTGCTGCTGAAATTGGTGTAGCAGCTGGACGTCAAGGACTACAAGCTGGTGTTAACGTAGCTGAACAACTAGCAGCACAGGGAATTACGCAGGCTGAGGCTCAAAAGGGATATGCTACTATAGCTGACATTCTACCTACAGCTGAAAAGCTAAGTAGTATTTATGGAACAACATTAGAGGGTTACGACCAATCTAAAGCAGAGCAAGAAGTATTTAATTCTCTTGCATCTGCACAACGTGCTCGTGAAAAATTAAAGTCTAGAGAGATTGCACAATTTACTGGTTCATCTGGTATGAGCAAGGCATCGTTGTCTGCACCAAAGACAGCGGGACAAATATAGAATCCTGACACAGATCCATCGGCCCTGTGCAGCGTATAAGACCGAAAGTAGGAGCCAGCCAGTTTCCCCGAACTGAACTGAGGCCTGCGACTAACAACGAATAGAAGGGTGGGTTGCTATGAGCAACAACTACTGGGATGAAGACGAAGACGACTTAGATACAGAGTCGGACACACAACTGGATGGCAGTGACTTACTTAAAAAGTTACGCAAAGCCAAGCGTGCAGATGAAAAGCGTATCAAAGAACTCACTGAGCAACTTGAGGGTTTTTCCAAGGAGCAGCGTGAGCGGACCGTCAAAGAAGTCCTAGAAAAAAAGGGTGTAAATCCTAAGGCAGTTAGACTAATCCTTAAAGACTTAGATACTGTTAACGAAGAATCAGTTAATAACTGGCTCGATGATAATGGAGATTTGTTTGGATTAACTCAATCACAGGAAGCATCTAAGGTAAGTGACGATGACCGTGCTGCATTACGTCAGCAGGACGTTGTCACACAAGGTGCCCTTACACCTGACAAAGCGGAAGATTTAAATACAAGACTCAATAATGCTGAATCAGCAGAAGAGATTTTATCACTCCTTCGCTCACAATAATAATCATAGTTAAACTTAAATCACCTTGGAGGTGACGCAATGGCTACAGTAAACTACACAACAACAGGTTCTTCTTCTCTAGGAGGAACTGCTGGTGCTGCTGGTTTAGTCCAGAAGGCGTATGACCGTCTTCTAGAATTCGCTTTGCGCTCAGAACCCCTAATTCGTTCTGTCGCAGATAAGCGCCCAACTAACCAATCTACACCTGGTTCAACAGTCGTTCTACAACGCTATGTTGACCTATCAACTGCAACAACAGCATTAACTGAAAATGATGATGTTGACGCAGTCGCAATGTCTACACCAACATCAGTAACCATTACTCTTGCAGAGTATGGTAACTCAGTTCTTGTTACACGTGCGTTGGAACTCTTCAGCCTTGCTGATGTAGACCCAGCAATCGCTAACATTATTGCATTCAACCTAGCAGATTCTATTGACTCAGTAGCGATGACCGAACTTCGCCAAGGCTCAAACGTAATCTACTCAGGTTCAACAGCAACATCAACAGCAACAATCACTGCTGCTGCAACAATCTCTTCTGCAAACATCCGTAAGGCTGTTGCGAAGTTACGTGCTAACAAGTCAGTTGCTCGCAAGGGCAGCCTATACTGGGCTGGTATCCACCCAGAAGTTTCACACGACCTTCGTGCTGAGACAGGCTCTTCTGGCTGGTTGCTTCCAAACCAATATGGTTCTGCACAAGACCGCATCTGGGCTGGAGAAATCGGACAATACGAAGGTGCATACTTCGTAGAATCTGCTCGTCTTTACAATACTACTGACGGTTCATCATCTGCACGCGTTTACCGCACAATTCTTGCTGGACAGCAAGCATTGGCTGAAGCAGTTGCTGAAGAGCCACACGTAGTTATCGGACCAGTCGTTGACCGCTTGATGCGTCATCGTCCAATGGGTTGGTATGGAGTTCTAGGCTTTAAGCGTTACCGCGAAGAAGCACTATACCGTATTGAATCAGGTTCATCAATCGCATAGTTGATTGAAGGTTGAGCAGTAAGAACGGCGAACACGGCTTACTGCTTAACATTGAGTCCACTAAGGAGAACTAATGGCAGATTTTATTTTTACCACACCGAGTGTCCAAGAAGGACCTGCAGGTAAACATCGTTTATTTTATTTTTATAAAAGAAATGTTGGAGTTTCTGTAGTAAAACAAAATGGTTCATATAGGACTAGTCGTTATCCATTAGACCCAAGCGTAGAAACATATGAAGAGTTTTATATTGGTGGTCACAAGCACATAGTTAATGACGCTACTAAAGCAGCATTGATTGCTGCTGGCATAGGAATAACAGAAGCAAACTTCGCAGCCGCATAAGGGGACAAATGGGATACGATTGCAAAACAAGAGGGCACATAGGCAAGGTATTGAAAACAGATTACTGGGTGGAAGAAGGACAGTTTAAAGAAAATGTGTCCTTATGGGGTTGCACTAACTGTGAGGAAACATCCTCCACTGTATGGGAAGGCTACGGCCAATACACTATACAGGTAGAAGATTGCACTGAAGATTGCAATTGCTTTGGCTGTAAAGTTAAAACATTGCAGATGAATGCAGGAGATGCAACAAGAGATATTCCAGATAAGAAATGGAATGCTGAATTGCAAGCCTATAGAGACGCTAGGTCTCAGGGTATGCAACCAGCGGGAACGTCAATGAGACATATCAAGGAAGCACACGATGCTTCTGAGACCTTGAACAAGGCCTATAACTCAGAGACTATGCCTAAAGCAAAAGATATAAATAAAAAATCCGCAGAAGTTCTCAAAGAGATAGGACAAATATAATGCCAAAAGTAGGAATGAAAGAATTCGCATACACACCAAAGGGTATGGCAATGGCAAAGATGGAAGCCAAGAAGACAGGCAAGCCAATGAAGAAGGCTGTTAAAAAGACAATGAAGAAGATGGGCAAGAAGAAGTAATGAAATCAAAACCAAGTTGGATGCAAGCAGTGCCACAACTTAAAGTTGGCAAGACTGTGATATCACCTTTGCAATCTACACTTAGTAAATCTGAAAAAGATTTTCTTGCAGGGCAGAAATATAAAGAAGCCATTGTTAAGAAGACTGGCGTATACCCAAATACGGCTCAATAATGTCAGACCCAAGATTAAAACGAGCAGGGGTGTCAGGGTTTAATAAGCCTAAGCGCACCCCTAATCACCCTGAAAAATCACACGTTGTTGTGGCTAAAGTCGGAGACAAAGTAAAGACCATCCGCTTCGGGCAACAAGGCGTAACTGGTGACAAGAAGCCAACTGCTAGACAGGCTTCATTCAAAGCACGTCACGCAAAGAACATTGCCAAGGGCAAAATGTCTGCAGCATATTGGGCGGATAAAGTAAAGTGGTAGCCAAGAAAAAAGCAAAGTCTAAAGTAAACGCTGCTGGCAATTACACCAAGCCAACTATGCGAGCATCTTTATTCAAGAAGATTAAGGCTGGTTCTAAGGGCGGAGACCCTGGAGAATGGTCTGCTCGTAAGGCTCAATTACTTGCTGTTGAATACAAGAAGGCAGGCGGAGGTTACAAGTAATGGCACTTGTTAAATCACAGCAGTCACTCAAGAAGTGGACTGCGCAGAAGTGGAAGACTTCTGACGGCAAGCCATCTAAAGGTAAGAAAAGATACCTACCTGAAAAGGCTTGGGCATCTTTAACACCTGCAGAAAAGGCAGCAACTAATCGTGCTAAAGCAGCAGGTAATGCAAAAGGTAAGCAATTTGTAAAGCAACCTAAAGCAATCGCTAAAAAAACCGCAAAGAGTAGATAGTAAAGGTGGGGACAATGCAAGAATCAGTAGCAATCGCCTGGTGCGATAATGGTATGGTTGATGGCAAGTTTATGCAAGGTGTTACAGATGTATTACTAAAGTCTGGTATTAAATTTAACGCCTCTCTAAGAAGCCAAGGCAACCAGATAGCAAGACAACGACAGACAGTAATTGAATACTGGTATGACAAGACTGATTACGAATGGCTACTATGGGTAGATTCAGATGTAGTAATTAGCCCAGATACATTCAAGTTACTATGGGACAACAAGGATGCCAAAGAGCGTCCAATTGTTACTGGAATATATTTTACTACAGATAACCCTGAAGAACCTTTGATGATTCCAATGCCTACAATCTTTAACTTTATAGTTGGGGATGAAGGTGGATTTGGGTTAACAAGAGTTCACCCAATGCCAGTAAATAAACTAATCAAGGTTGATGCAGCAGGTATGGGATTTGTTCTTATGCACCGCAGTATTGTGCCAAAGATTCGTGAGGTAGCCCCAGAGGGTCAGATGTTTATGGAGATGGGACGTGGCACTAAGTTTATAGGTGAAGATATATTCTTCTTTGCCCTATGCGATAAAGCAGAGATTCCACTATATGCTCATACTGGTGCATTGGCCCCACATATGAAGCGGTTCTCATTTGATGAACATTACTACAAGGCATTCTTTGGCAAGCCTAAAGAAGAACCTAAATCAAAACTTATTACTCCAGAAAAGAAAATCATTACACCTAGATAGGACAACAAATGGCACTAGGCAAAGCAGGAAGTAGCCTTACAGCAGAACTTAACCGTCTCGCTGGTATTACTGATGTAACAAAATACCTTGACGCGCAAGGCGCTGCTAACGCTTGGGCTGGAACTACTGGTATGCCAACTGTTGGTGCTTTGAATATTAAAGCATCATCATCTAGGACAAGAGATAAGTTTAAAGACATAGATGGTATTTGCAATGAACTTGCTGGAACAACTGGCTTAGCAGCCCCTGCTGCCTTGAGAACTATTGATGATGTTGTTTCTTTCTCTGTTAACTTTATGGTATTAGCAGGTGGTGGCGCAGGTGGTTCTGAAAGTTATGAATCTGCTGGTGGTGGTGCAGGAGGTTTGCGCTCAAGCATTGATGCTACTGGTGGTGGAGGAACTCTTGAATCTGCATTAGCACTTTCTCCGTCTACTAACTACTCAGTAACTATCGGCGCTGGCGCTGCTGTTGCCGCTGGAAGAGGGGCCAATGGTTCCAACTCTATATTCTCAACTATAACCTCACTTGGCGGAGGTGGCGGAGCACCAATTAACGCTGCTGGTTCTTCTGGTGGTTGTGGTGGTGGAGGTTCGCGTTCTGGCGGAACTGGTGGAGCAGGAACTGCTAACCAAGGTTATGCAGGAGGAACTGGTGCTCAGGCTGGTAATGGTGGGGGAACTGGTGGAGGTGGAGGAACTGGTGCTGTCGGTGGCAATGGTTCTGGAGCAACCCCTGGTAATGGTGGTAACGGTGTAACAGTTCTAGGAACAGTTTACGGCGGTGGTGGCGGTGGTTCTGGTGACGCTGGAAATAGCCAAGGCGGAACTGGTGGTGGTGGTATAGGTGTTACTAGCGGCACAGGGGGAAGCGGAGTCGCAAACAGAGGCGGTGGCGGTGGCGGAAACAGAGAAGCCCAACCTGGTGGTTCAGGCGGTTCAGGTATTGTCATCCTTAAATACCCTGATACAAAAACTATAACTATTGGTGCGGGACTAACAGGCTCTACACCAGCACCTTCAGGTGGATTTAAAACAACAACAATAACTTCAGGCACAGGAAATGTGAGTTGGTCATAATGGCGCATTATGCATTCTTAGATGAAAACAATACAGTAACCGAGGTAATCGTCGGTATAGATGAAACAGAACTCATTGAGGGTTTAGCCCCTGAGACTTGGTATGGCAACTTCAGAGGTCAGACTTGCAAGCGGACTTCATACAACGCTGCAACCAATGGCTTTAGAAAAAACTATGCTGGCATAGGCTTTGAATATGATTCATACCGTGACGCATTCATTGCACCTAAGCCAACTTGCCACCCTGAAAAAGTTTTATTCAATGAGGAACTTTGCACCTGGTCTTGCTTAGATGATTCACACAAGATAATTAAGGGGTAGTAATGACAACCACATTAACTGACATTATCAATGAGGTTCAACTCAACCTTTCAGGTTACACCTTTAATCAGGATAGAGCCACTTACTTAAGAACTGCTGTTAGCACAACTACATCATCTAGTGCCTCACCTACAATATTGGACTTAGGTTCTACTGAAAATATTGGTAAGGGTATAGTAGAAGTTAATGAAGAGTTAATGTGGATTGATTCATTTGACCGTATCTCTAACACAGCAACTGTGTCACCTTGGGGTAGAGGATATCTAGGAACTACGGCAGCGACTCACGCGCTAGATTCTAAGGTCACTATCTCGCCTACATTCCCACGCTATGTAATCAAGAAAGCAATCAACGATACTATTCGTGCAGTTGGTTCTTCTATCTTTGCTGCTAAGACAACTACCTTCACCTTCAATGCAGCACAAACAACTTATGATTTTAACGATTTAAATATTCAAAACATTTTAACAATTATGTGGCAATCAGTTGGTCCTTCTCTAGAATGGATTCCTGTTCGCCGTTGGTCTTGGGATTCAGTAGCCTCTACTGCCGCCTTCGGCGCAAATGCCCAGACAGTAACTATTGGTGATTACATCACCCCTGGCAGAACTGTAAAGATTATTTATGCTACAGACCCAGAAGCATTTACAACTAATAGCCAAGACTTTTCAACACAAACTGGTCTCCCAGAATCTTGCAAGGATGTAGTTACTTTGGGTTCTGCATATCGCCTACTTACCTACCTTGACCCAGCACGTGCTTCTCAAGTTAGCCCACAGGCTGATGAGACAGATGCTAAGCGTCCATACGGTTCATCTCAATCTGCTACTAAGCAACTTTACGCTCTATATACACAACGCTTAAACGAAGAAACACAAAGACAACAAACGCTCTATCCAATCCGCGTCCACTACAGCCGATAGGTAAAAAATGACAACTAGAAAATATTCCTCACGTTCACAACAGACAACTCTAGGTAGTTCACTCAACTCAAGTGCTACAACTATGACTGTTGTTTCAGCGTCAACCCTTCTTGGCGGCGTAACCCCATCCGCTGGTCAGACCTTTACGGTGGTGATTGACCCTGATACAGCCCTTGAAGAAATTGTAGATATATCCAACTACACTTCTGGTAACACAGTAACTATTACTCGTGGCATTGAAAATGCTGGCACTGGCTCAGCCCACTCTGCTGGAGCAGTTGTCCGCCATATGGTTACTGGTAGAGACTTACGTGAAGCCAACCTTCATATTGAAGCATCTGCTGAATACAACGATGGCACAGGCACTCACACAGTTCACGGAGTAAGCGGTTCCGTAGTGGGAACTACTGATGCTCAAACCTTAACCAATAAAACCATCGCTGCTGGAAGCAACACCATCACTGGCATTACCTCAGCAATGATTACTGATGGAACTATTGTTGCAGGAGATATTGCCAATGGAACTATTACAGCAGCCAAGTTAGTTGCTGACCCTTTTGCTCGCGCTAACCACACTGGAACACAGACTGCTAATACAGTATCTGACTTTGATACCCAAGTTCGCACATCTCGCTTAGACCAAATGGCTGCGCCTACTGGCTCACTATCTTTGAACAGCCAGAAGATTACCAACCTTGCTACACCGACATCTAACACAGATGCCTCAACCAAGGCTTATGTAGATACATCCATCAGCAACTTGATTGCTAGTGCTCCATCTACTCTTGATACCCTTGATGAGATTGCTGCTGCCTTAGCAGATACAGCAAACTTCTCAGACACTGTAGTTCTTAAGACTGGCTCTACTATGTCTGGTGCTCTTGCAATGGGAACTAATAAGATTACAGGTCTTGGCGACCCAACAAATGCACAAGATGCTGTTACAAAAAATTATCTTGATAATACAACTCTTGCTCCAAGCAACCTGACTGGTCCTATTACATCATCAGGTTCAGCAACATCTGTCGCTGCTCAGACTGGAACTGGTTCAACTTTTGTAATGAACACTAGCCCTACTCTTGTTACCCCAGTATTGGGCATAGCAACAGCAACTAGCATCAACGGAACTCTTATTCCAACTAGCAAGACTTTGGTCGCTACTGATTCAACTCAATACGTAGTTCCTTCTCAGACTAGCAACGCAGGTAAATATCTAACAACAGACGGAAGCACAGCATCTTGGGCAACCGTAACAACTGACCCAACGGCTGACATCTTTATGATGATGGGCGCTTAAGAAACTAAGGAGAAATACAAATGGCAAAAAAAGTTCTTGGACAAAGTAATCCATCGGCAACAACAGCAACAACTCTATACACAGTTCCTTCTGCTAAGAGCGCAGTTGTTTCAACTTTAACTATATGTAATCAAGCAGCAAGTGCTGCAACATTCCGTGTAGCAGTGCGTCCAGCAGGTGCTACACTAGCAGCAGTTCACTATGTTGCTTATGATGTAACTGTAGGTGCTTCTGATACTACTGCTTTAACACTAGGTATCACATTGGCAACAACAGATGTCATTACTGTTTACGCATCAACTGCAACACTTTCATTCCACGCTTACGGAGATGAGTCCTAAACAATGGCAACCTCCCGCGTAAAGACATCATCTATACTGCAGGGATTTCCCAAGAGTAGGTCTTTACTTGCGGGGAATCCTTATTATGTTCCACCTGCATTTGAATCTATTGCGACTGTAACCGTTGGTTCTGGTGGCACAGGTTCAATAACTTTCAGTTCTATACCTAGCACTTTTACACATTTACAATTAAGAAGTTTTGCTTTATCTAGTTCTACTGCAAGTTCGGGAACTTTAACGATAAACGGAACAGGCGGTAAAACTCATTGGCTTTCAGGAAATGGCTCTGTTGCATCTGCCGCCTATGATGGAACTACAATGTTTTTTCCTTTAGTTCAAGGTTCAACAACCTCAGCATTTGGCAGCGTTACGGATTTTCTAGATTACTCAAATACTAATAAATACAAAACTGTCAGAACTCTTGGCGGTTTTGATGCTAACGGTTCAGGTTTTGTAAACTTAACTTCTAATCTTTGGCTATCAACTTCGGCTATAACTTCAATAACTGTTACCGCCGTTGGAACTTTTAACCAATACTCATCTTTCGCTCTATACGGAATTAAGGGAGCATAGACAATGGCTGCAGGTGCAACTTACGAACCAATAGTAACTAATACTCTTAGCAGTGCCGCATCATCTGTCACTTTTTCTTCTATTTCAGGTTCATATACAGATTTAATTTTAATTACAGCAGGACAGGGAACAACCGCTGGCGTAGGTCTTTTAACTTTCAATGGTGACAATCCAACAAGCGGTTCAAATTATTCAAATACTTCTGTTTATGGGGATGGTGGAACTGCTGGCTCATATCGTAGAACTTCACAGGCAAGAATTAACGATTCCTTATTTTGGAATGTTCCGTGTAATAACATATTTCAAATTATGAACTATGCAAATACCACTACATTCAAAACAGTATTACTCAGAGGTAATTATCCTGGTGGAGAACTTAATGCAACCGTTGGTTTGTATCGTTCTACATCTGCAATCACATCCTTAACTTTAACGCATAGCGGCACGACTTTTGCCGCAGGTTCAACCTTTACCCTTTACGGAATTGCGGCGGCATAATGGCTAATACATATACTTTGATTGAAGCAAAGACTTTAACCTCATCGGCTGCAAGCGTTACGTTTTCTGCTATTCCTAGCACTTACACCGATTTACTTATTAAAATTAGTTCACGTTCAAATCGTTCAGATGCGGATAATGACTGGATTTCCACAACTATTAACGGTTCAACGAGTAATTTTGACGGCAGATTTCTTTACGCAAATGGAACCAGCGCAGCATCTTATACAAATACTTCCGCTTCCACTCCCCGTTTGATGACAATGGGAAACGGAAATACTGCTACTTCTAACGTTTTTGGTAACTCTGAGGTATATCTCCCAAATTATGCTGGTTCAAATTATAAATCTTGGAGTTCAGATAACGTGTCTGAGAATAATGCTACCGCCAACGCAATGATTCTTGATTCTGGTTTATGGTCAGATACCGCAGCGATTACTTCTATTTTACTTGCGCCAGGAGTTGGCAGTTTATTTTTACAACACTCAACCTTTTACCTATACGGCATCAAGAACTCATAAGGAGAAACTATGGCAATTACCAGTCTTAAGACAGGCTCTAGTTTTACCAACCTACAGAAGTATGAAAACTTTTTAACTACCAACCTTCCGCCATTTTCTGTTGAATATTTAGTTATTGCAGGAGGCGGCGGTGGCGGTGGTGGGTTTGCCACAGGCGCAGGTGGTGGTGGGGGTGGTGCTGGAGGATTTAGAACCTCTACATTTTCTCAACTTTTTACTGGAACAAGTTTTACTGTAACCGTTGGTGCAGGTGGAGCAGGTTCAACTACTTCAAACACATCTGGAGTTTCTGGTTCTGACTCAGTATTTTCTACCATAACTTCAACTGGTGGCGGATTTGGTGCTAAATATAGTGTTAGTGGTGGCACTGGTGGCTCAGGTGGTGGTGGTGGCAATAACACGGGTGCATTTGGCGGCGCTGGAAATACTCCTTCAACTTCCCCAAGCCAAGGTAATAATGGTGGAAACGGAACTGCTTATACTGCTAGCACAAGTTCATCTTGTGGTGGTGGTGGTGGTGCTGGCGGAACAGGCGCTAATGGCGTTAGCGGTGCTGGTGGCGCAGGCGGTGCGGGAACAGCATCTTCTATAACTGGAACTTCTGTAACCTACGCTGGTGGTGGAGGTGGTGGTGGTGGAACCTCTGGTGGCACAGCAACTGGTGGTGGTGGTGCAGGTAACTATGACCGAGGCACTCAACCAGGTGCGGGTTACGTAAACGGCGCTCCTGGAACTGCAAATACTGGTGGTGGCGGTGGAGGAACTTTTGTTGATACTGGTGGTAGTGGTGGATGGTGGCAATACGGTGGCAATGGTGGTTCAGGAGTGGTAATACTTAAGTATCCTGACAGCAGAACAATTACAATTGGTGCTGGTTTAACAGGTTCAACACCATCACCTTCTGGTGGTTTTAAGGTAACAACAATAACCGCTGGCACTGGAACTATAAGTTGGGCATAATTAAAACTACAACAAGGAGATACAAATGACTAGACCAACACGTGTAGAAGTTAACTGCACAACTGGAGAAGTTTTAGAAATAGAATTAACTGATGCAGAAATTCTTGCATTAGAAACAGCACAAGTTCAGGCTGAAGTAGACCGCGTAGCCAGAGAAGCAGCAGATGCAGCAGTCGCTGCAGCCAAAGAAGCAGCACACTCTAAGTTAGCAGCACTGGGATTAACAGCAGAAGAAATCGCTGCACTAAGCAAGTAAGTAATACCCCAAACTATTTAAGGAGCATCTGTGGCAGGTCGTGATATTACCGAAGGTCGCGCTACGCGTGCGATTGCGGTTGACGTTGGTGTTGTATCTACAGGCGCTGTCTGGCAGAATACAAACGAATCATATGATGTTGCAGTAGGTGGCTTGCCATTCTTCTACGCTATTAATGACGCACGTCCTTACATTAGGCAGACTGCTCCATTTCGTAAAGAACAATTTGATAATGGAGCAGAGCCAGGTGAGCAATCACTTACTGGTTGGTGGCTAAGAAGTCAATCATCTTTTCACGGCGGTTCTGGTATTAAATTCTATGACCCGTCTGCTGGTGAAACAGTGGCACATAGGTTCACAGATAGCAAGGGTGTCAATGTCTGGACTAAGGGACAAGTAACCCTACTCAAAGATACTGCTACTACACATTATACAACTGGTCCAATACAGACTAATGGTAAACCATTTCAGATTGCTCGTTCTATTGAGTATGGCGGAACCAATGGTGTCTTACTATGGGATGAGTATGATGTAGACAAGATTGCAGAAGATGGAACAGTTACTCACTTTGTAGACTATATTGCTGGCACAGATAGCGCTGTATACGCTATATGTGATGATGGCACTAATGCTTATTGGGTTACCAACGTAGTTCACTCTGGTAGCAACAAGTTACACGTCTATAAAAAAGCATTAACTGCCGA